GTTTTTGGTTTAATTCTTTCATAATTTGGTCTTTTGGTGTATATATATAATTACACGTTATTATTCATTTTTACATTATTCACTTCACCTAACTTATAGATAGTCAAGCACTTGCGAGTGATCTACATTATCAATAAGTTTTTGTACAGCTTGTGTTTTTAGCGTTGAAACTCTTACATAAGCACCCTTGCCTTTTATACCTAGTTTATTGGCTATTTCGTTAGCAGAATGCTTATCGCAATCAAGCCCATAGCTTAATCTTAACACCTCATACTCTTTATCTGTAAGGTGTTGTTTTAATAAACTCATTAAATAAAGGTTTAAAAATTCTTGGTTGTATGGCTCTGATTTGTCTTCAATTTGATATAAAGAATCATCATCATCTCTTGGTCCTGCGTCTATACTTAAAAATATACTATTAAAAAACATTGCAACCATTTTTTTATCTTTACCAAAGTTTTTGCGTATACTGTTTGTCACATGTTCTGGTAATCTCATTTGGCCTCTGTTAATATCAATAGCTCTACGTATACCTCCTTTAATACGTTTAGATAGAAAAGACTTCATTGTTTTTTCTTGATCTTCTGAATCGGCTATTGTAGCCCAGTCAATACGATCTATTGCTTTTATTAAGTTTAAATTACCTTCTTGTATAATATCATTTATACTCATAACACCTGATGCTTGTTGTGATGTTGCAAATTTTCTAGCTATGTTTTCTACAAGTGGCATAAATAATATAGTTAAATCATCTCTACTGTAATCCTCGTATCTTTTTACAGGTTTTTTGCTTAGTCTATCTAAAGATTGCTCTAAGTCTTTTTTGTATCTCACGTAGTTCTGTATGTTATAGTTTTTCATTTTAATATTTTTTTCTATCTAAATAATAATTCAGTTTATCTATCAGTCTTATAGCTACGTCAACATCTATTTCGTTAGCGTAGTACATATCATATATTAGTCTTCTCATAATTGTTGGTTTAATAATTCTTTTTCTCGTTTTAATTCTGTACACATATTTCTATGTATAGTTCTACTTGAGCAGTTTAACAAGCCTGCTATTCTACTTATAGTTATCTTTTTACCAAGATCATTTAAGTCTATCATACACTCATAAATATCGTCTGTGTGTATACGCTTTGATCTACCTATTAATTCACCAACGATACGTAATTTTTCTTCTTTTGTCATGCGGTTAAAGGGTTTGAATATTACTTTACGTAGTTTATTTTTAGGAGGTTCATCTAACTCCATCATGCTAACTTCATATACTATCTTTGATAGTAAGTTCTCACCTATATTAAATGATATAAAACCATTTAGTTTGTGAGCAATTACCTGAGCAAGTTTTAAAAACTGATCTTGATCAAGTTGTGGGTTTAGATACCATAATACTAACAAGTGCCATTTTAAAGATCTATATGTAGTGATCTTTGCTGCTGACCTAAACAACTCATAGCATTCATGTGTACCATTTTCATAAAACATGTACACTTCGTTTTCCTGTGTTGGTTTGTCTGTAATGGGAAATCGTCGGTAGACGATGCGGTTATTATTAAGGTATCTAAGGTTTCTTTCGTGTGACATTAGCCTGTTACTTATATTATTTAGGGGCTGTTGTCACAGTCCCCTGTGGTTTTAATGTTGCAATAATGATTCTTGTTTCATTATCATTAGGGTATTTGATTTTATTCCATTCATCAATACGTTTCTTTAGGTCTTCTCTCATATAATTTTTCTGTTTTTAAGTTTGCAATTGTGTGTTTCTCGCCTATATAATAATTCCAATAAGCTTGTATACTACATTTATCTTTATATTCATCTGGCATACACTGTGGTGGTTGTTCAAATGGTTTGTGAGGTATATTCTCAGGATGCTTTTCTAAAGGTTTGATGCATTTGGTGATACTTAAATGTACTTTACCATATCTATATGTATACTGTAAGCCTAGTGCTATCATGTGAGCATATAGCCAATCATAATGTAAAGAGTTTTCTCTTACCCATACAGTTGATGGATGGTTTACATGAGCTATCTTATATGGTATATCATCTAATAATCTAACTCTATTGTCTAATACATGATGAGCAGTACATAACATTTGAGCAGACTCAAGTATCATTTTAACCACATGCTTATTGTATTGTACTTTAGCAGCTTTAAATGGATCTTTATCTAAATAAAATATATTCATTATTGTTCTTTTGCTAACTTTGTTAATACTTTTACTAGCTTTTCTAAAGCTTTAGTTAAGGAGCTAATGTCCCTATATAATTGTTGTTCGTTTCTATTCATAATTAATCTATTTCGTCACAATTTTCGCAGTCTATTTGGTTTTGTAATACCTCGCCAAAAACAATAAGTTCTACGTCTGACTGTGTAAAACAGTCTTTTTCTGTGTAGTTTAAATACCTACTTTCTATCTCGTAGTGTATAGGTGGATCTCTTAATATTACTGCATCATAATAGGCTATTGTCATACCTAATTGAAATGTAGCAACACATAATATCACTGTTATTAACTTATTCATAATCTCTAATACATTTAAATAATGGGTGTCTGTAACTACCTGCTTTAGTACGTTCAAAGAAGGTAAAGGTAGCACGTTGGCCAATATAGTCACCTATATTATCGAGCATATTAGCTAGATCCTTGTAGGTATAGCCTTTACCCGGTGGACAACCGAACTCTATACCTTCGTCATCTTGCATTATGAACTTGCCAAGTGTGCCAGTCCTTTTGCCTTTACCATCTAGATAACCTACGATCGTAGCTTCTGCATCGCTGAAGTCTTTGAATTTACGTAAGTTGTGTGAACGTTTACAAGCATAAGTATCATTAGTACGTAATATAGAACCTTCGTAGCCACTATCTAAGTTTCTAGCGTGATTAACTTTAGCTTGAGATTCTGTAGGTACTAACATTGTTGGTACGTGTTTAACACAATGGTTACGTGGTACAGCTTGTGTAATGAACCTGCTACGTTCTTCAAATGTTTTATCCTCATCTATTATATCATAACAATGAAATTGTACCATATCGGCTGATTCTAGCATGTCTATATCATCTGGTTTTTGTTTTCTGACTAATGATATAATCTTTTCGAAATCGTCTTTTAGATCGTGATTATACAGCTCGCCATCGAGTACAACATCAGGGTTAAGTATAAACCAAGGTCTAAGGTTAAACAAGATGTGGTCTATATTTTTCCACTCTTTACCCGTACGTGAATATGCTTTTACAGTTACAGATGCTAAATTTGTACCTGGAAAGTCTCTTTCAGCTTGTATTACACATCTAACACCGTCAAGCTTTGGCTGCATGAATACTTTATCATCATAATTAATTGGTTTGTCGCTTACTGGATAAGCTAGCATTGGTTTTTTTCTCATCATTTGTTATATTTTTTTATTATTTTCTTTACCTCAGTTATTCTATTTTTTATTATAGCACATTTTTCGTATGCTTCATCATTTTTAAAGATGTCCATCAGTGTCATTAGTTTTGCTAATTCACCGAATGCAGCTGCCTCTTCATCAAGATCTAGTTCTTCATAGTTTATCCAAGACGCGTCTGATTTGTTAACGTGGTCAAACCAGTCTTGCATTGATTTTAACTTAACCATTTTACTAACAATTCTTAGTGCTATAGATTCAATGTCTTTGTCTGTCATTTTGTTTATATTATTATCCTTCGTCATTCGTATTTGTTTTGTATTTCTTAAGTAAATCTGTTGGTAATCCTACAAAGATACATCTATCCTTTGCAGTTGGAAGCTCTTTATCACAATGTTCACAATAACCTGCAAAACTAGCTACTTCAAATATACTTATCCACGTTTCTTTACCTGGATACTGCCATATGTAATATATATAATCTAAATCACCGTGTTTATGTGTTAATGGTTCTATTTCCCAATTAGTTACACCTACACTATTCATAATAGACTCAGCAATATCTAATCCTAACCCTTCAGGATAACCATCGCTATGCTTGTAAAATTGTGCGTGTATTTGTTTTGGGTGTTCACTAAACGACACTCCTTCTTCTCGCGTAGCAAATCTAATCTGTGCTCTTGTTGACATTTTCTTTTTCTTTTATTAATTTTAATATTTGCTTGTAATATCTTGCTGCTAATTCATCACTCATTCTTTATAATTTTTATTTCTATCTTTTATTATTTCTATCATTATAACTAAGGCTACAATTACAGCGGTAGTTATTATCATTTCTTCTCTCATTAGTCTAGTAAAACCATATATGCCTTAGCATTGTTTTTCATAAACCATCTTAAACCTTTTTGCAAAAGCTCAATCGATTCCTCACCTTTAGTCATCTCAGCAACAAAACTAGCACCCATAGTTAAGTCATACATGCTTAGTTCTATAGCATTTAGTTTTATTGATTCTCCTGAGTAAGGATTTGTAACTTCAGCTCCTTCTTTGTATATTTGGCCATTAAACCATTTAGGTAATTCTTGCTTAGTCTTCGTACTCATAATATTTCATCTTTAATGTTTCTATAATATTTCTACCTGTAGCCGTGTGAAAGCCATAGCTATGTGTATGTAATGATGGTATTGGGTCGTTAAAGAATAACAATTTCATTAAGTCTTTAGCTTCTACACTATCTTTGCCAAACTCACCATGGTATTTTTGGAACAAGTCATTACAAGCTTTAGCGATAGCCTTAGGACAATGCCTTAGCTCTTCATCTGTTCGCCACTCCATATATTGTTTTACTTTTTTACTTGTTAGTTTCATCGCTTTCATCTTTATCGGTTGGACACTCAGCTTCTCTGAATAAGTTACAAACTTTATCTACTATATTCTCTGTTAATTCATAAGCACATTGTAAGTCTACACTTTCGACGAATACTTTACCATCATACTCCATGCCAAACTCAAACTCATAGTTATCGTTATTAGTAAAGTCAAAGCCTTCAACAGCTTTTTCTACAGCACTATGTATATTATCTATCATCATAGGTGTGATTTCTGGTTTATTAATGTCTTCTAGTTGTTTTTCTAACAAAGATACCTGTACCTTGTGTTCATTTAACTTGTCATTTGTTTCTGATTGTAGCAGTTTTAACGCTGCTAAGTTTGTTTCTAATTGTTCTTTTGTCATACTATTTAATTTAATTGATTTACATTTATATTATCCGACTATTGTCGTATTTGTTTTGTAAACGAGGTCGGGCAGGTGTGGTTCTTATGTGCTCGTATGTTTTTCGATCGAGTCACGGCGTCACACTCACGCCCACATATTTTGCTTTATCCTGCCGTTCTGCCAAGTGAGTACACAAAGTTTTATTCTATTGGAGATTTCGTAAAACGTCTATCCCAAACCTCTTTGCAAGATGTGGCTCAAGAATTAACCTGATCTTTGTACTTCCACTACACGTCTCACGCGCTACCACCCTCACCTCGTTATTTATACCAAACTGCATATATTTTACAACCTTTAACTGTTGTTGTTAATACTCTTTTCTTTTCCTCTTTTGTAGTTAACTGGCTTTTGTCCCAGTATTTTGGATTTTTGCTGTTTAATTTTTTCTTTTTGCTCATATTCTTCTATATTTTTTAATAACTTTTCGTCTTGACTTAGTCTTTTCTTAAATATTGCTTTAATTATCGGTGCTACTTTTCTCATGTTCTCTTATTATTACGTCTACGTTATTATCTTCGAAGCATAATCCTACCACTTCACCCTCTTCTTTTTCTACTAATTTCATAAACTTAACTAGATCAAATGCTCTGAAATAAATTCCACCTCTAAATCTTTCGTTATGTTTATGGTATTTTATGTGAGCTTCATCTGCCCAAAATATTTTCTTTTTCATATTACTTTATATTTTTGTCCGTTTACTATCACTTGCACATCTTGTGGTTCGTTACACCTGTCTTCATGGAATTTAAGGTCTTTTTGAACACTCTCATACATGAACTTTGGGTAGTAATCACCATTTGGTACATGATTAGCATGCTTAATGTAGTAGTTTTTAACACAATACTTTAATAAATACTCTAATCTTTCTATTTCTATTGGTATTAGTACACACTTACGAGTTTCAAACTTTCTGTATTTACCGTCCCATACTTGTTCGCCATCAACCCACTTGTAACTCTTGAAGTATTCTGGTTCGCCCATACATCTTTTGTTGAGTTGATAGTTACTGTAACCACTATTCTGATTACGCACATAACCTGTACTAAAACTAGCTACTTCAATGAAACTAGCGTTTTGTCTTGGCCAGTTGTTTTTGATTGGCAATCGCCAAACTATTGTGCCATTTTTCTCTTGTCTATCTGTGCTAACATCCTCAATACCAAGTAGTTGCATCTTTTCCCATATTGCCCAGTATCTTGGGTCACCATTATAATCTTTTATCTTCATATTTTAATATTCTGCTGTTAATATTTCGACGCACTCTGCCCACGTCATTTCTTCTATCTGATCTTCAGTATATATACCGAGTTCGCTTACTAATTGCCACGGACTCACGACTTAGCCATTTTATCAAAGATATAAGTATATCCTCTGTAGTTAAACCATTCGCTAATTCCTTCTTTTTCTTGAAACTCTATACAACCGAAGTTGGCAGGTAAATCACATACAGTATATGGTTTATAGATTAAGTTGCCTAGTTGAACGTAGTCGTTTCTTAAGTGTTTTATTTTATTCATATTTAATTATTTGTTAATATTATCCTGCTATATTCGTATTTATATTGTAAAGTTGTATAAGTGCCGTTCGGAGCGTGTCTAGAAGACTCTTACTAGTACACTTATATCAACCTAACATTGTGCCATAACCTTTGCGGCGAGTCAACTTAGCTATGCGTGCAGCGTCACTGCTTGACATAATCTGTATGGAATTACCGGTCTTGTGGTTGATTAGTGGTGCGCAACCGTATCGCTCGGTCGTGGAGCAGTCTACGCACACTTTATAACCAAGCTGAGCTCGGCCGCTAGGTATTATATCTTTACATTTTATACAATTCATATTGTTTATTTGTATATATTATCCAATAGTAATCGTATTTATTTTGTAATTATTTCATTATCACAGTGCACCATCCACTCACAATTACTTAAATTATGACCAACTCCGCTTAAAAACTCTTCACACGACTCTGATTCTGGATACCAAACGGTGCTACCTTTTAATATTGTTACTCTTCCTTCTATATTATATTGGAATACTTGACCTATTTCAAAATCTAGTACTGTTATATATTTCATTGCTACTCTTTTCTCCATATTTGCTTATGTTTAAATTTTCTTGTATATTTCTTTTTGTTAACAAACACAGAGGAGCCTGGTGGTCTTACACCTTGCTCGAGTTCTACTCGCCTTTTGACTCCTCGCTTATGTTTGTTATTTAGTTTCATCTTAGTTGCTTATCTAGCATTAGTTGCATTTCACCTAACGTTTTGCTTCTTTGAGTAAATACATTTGCCATTATATCTCTGTTCTTTGACTTAACACTTATAATCATTTTGATATAGTATTCACCACGTTGTCTTTCTAAGTGACCATAGAACATGTCCATCCGAATAGCGTCGACTACATCATCAACCATAAACTCTACCGCTTTGAAATGCTCGTTAGTTTCTTCGTATAAATTACTCATAGTATAGTTATTGTTTGTAGTATTTGAGGTACTTTGGCCATAACTAAATCCACCTAGCAGAAGTGCTGCTACACATAGTTTTACTTTCTTCATATTATTATTTTAATCTAATCCATCTCTATTGCCTGACACTATGCCAGATTCTTTATCTATTTTCATCATTTGCTGTATTGCTTTTGACATTAACTCGTCTGACTTCTTATTCTCATCTGCTTTATCCCACCAGTCGAGTATAAACTTACTAGCATCTTCACGAGTTTTCTCGTATACACACACGTATTTACCATATCTATCCCACGCTTCAACCTTGTAGCCATAATCGACTATAGTTAGTTTGTAATTTCTTTTTGACATATTATTTAATTTATTATATTATCCTACTAATTTCGTATTTAATTTGTATTGGAAGCACTTCATTATATTCTTATGTGTGAAGTATATTTGTTGTGATTCACTACATTGAACTATCCATACTCCCGCTACTTTTCTAATAACTATTCTCATTGTACTATTAATTCAAATTCACCTGAGTTAAATTCTTTACATTCACTTACATATAAGAAAGGATTTTCTTGATGAGTTGAGAATGAAGTGTAAGAGTCTTTAGTATCTTTCACTATCTTCACTACTCCCATTCCTACTCTATCAGGATAAGTGTCCATAGTTACTATTATTTCTTTTACTTCTGGAGTTTGCGAGTGGTCGAAGTTAAACCAAGCATGCTTCAATGCTTCTCTATGCGCTCTTACTTTATCATACATAATTTTATACTTTAAATTGTTAATATTTTACTAGTAGTAGTGGTGAGAATCGAACTCACATATCATAGTGATATTACCATTTACTACTGTTGCCATTCGCATTTTTTATAAGACGCTAAATGATGCTCAACTACGTCTTGAGACACTACGTGCTAATCAGCACTTCACACGCAGTTACTACTTCTCAGTTTTGTATAATACTACTACAGTATTTCTACATTTCTACACACTAATGGTATGTTGTTAGTAGCAGTATAACTTTTATACTTTGTCCAACATGGTAAAGTTTCTAACTTTGACTTCATAATTTCATACACTTTGTCGTGATTATATTTTACTGTATCACCTTTTTTGTTTGTGAATGAGAATACTACATTTTTACCAATTAATGACTTTCTTACTACAAATCTTTTAGTTTTAAGTTCTTCAACTACATTTAATTTACTCATAATTTATTTATTTATTTATTATACATTTAGTTTATCCATTTGTTCTCGTGTTAGTATTGTAAAAGTACATACTTTGTTTACACGTTATTTCTTGTTGACAGCTATTGTCCGCGACTTCACTGTGCGCAATACAATTATTAGTTTGTATTTACATTTATATTATCCATTTAACTTCGTATTTACATTGCAATTAGTATTATTAATAGTAACATAATTATTTCTGCGATATAGTTTTCAAGTTTAATATTCATTTGTTTGTTTGTTTGTTACATTTATATTATCCAAATGACTTCGTATTAGTATTGTAAATAATATTACAAAGAAAACACGAAAAATTGTGGATAATACTGATGTAAGACGCCGGGGGCGGTGTAGAAAAGGCGTTTTTGCAGGTGGCGGGTGGGTCATATATGGTGGAGCAGCACTGTACCCCAATATTTACGATAACTTTTTTTTGTGACATAAGCCTATTAATAGGAAGATAGTAACTGGCTAGTGTCACACTTTTAAATTAGCCCATGTAAATACGTTATTTTCTATGTAATATATAACTAATATAGTATTCACTTAAAATAATAGCAATGGCGTTTAAACTAAAATCAGGTAATAAGCCTGCATTCAAAATGATGGGAAGTTCTCCTTTACACTTTGAAAAAGATCCAAATAAATTAGCAGAAAGAAAAAAGAAACCAACAGGACCTTATGAGAAAGGTATAGTATATAAAGATGGTAAGAAGTATTACAAAGCTTCTGATGGTTCTTTACATACTGGACAAGTAAGTGATTACGAAGCTGAATTAGCTGAAGATAAAAAAGGCGTCGGTTCTGGTGGTAATAGAAAAGTAATGAAAGACGGAGCTAAAAATAAAGTACATGGTTTAAAGAAGGGTGATAATTGGACAAATAAAAACGCTGCTAAGTCTGATGTTCAAAAGAAGGCTGAAGCTAAAAAGAAAAAGTACGAAAATGCAACTCCAGAAGAAAGAAAGAAAATGCAAGACGCGGCGAACGATAAAGCTGATAAATTTCACAAGCGAGGTAAATACAAAAAATAAATAATGGCTAAAAAAAGAAGAAAAGACATAAAGGTAAAAAATTCTGATGGCATAACTCGTGTTAAACCTATTCAAAACGTAGGTACTGATCCTGATACTGGTAAAAAAATACAGAACATTCGTATTAAAAGAGCGGACGGAGCTACTATAACAACTAGATATGCTGACGGCGAGAAGGTTGGTGAGACGTATCAACCTAAAAAAATGAAAATGAAGAAGGTTAAAAAGATACGAGGAGGAAAACGACTACCTAGAAAGCTGAAAAAAGTAAAAGTACCTGAAGATATAGCTAATTATAAGTCTCCTGAGGTAAGTTTAGACGAAGATGCGTTAACTGAAGTTAAGAAAAGAGAAGAAGTTAAGAAGAAAAAGGAAGAAGTTAAGAAACGTACAGAAGAAAGAAACAAACCTAAGAACAAAGTTAAGAGAGTTGTTAAAAGAACTAAAAGAAAAGTTAGTGATGCTATAAAAACAACTAAAAATAAGGTAAAAAGAACGTTTAAAAAACGACCAAGAGCTAGAAAAGTTAAAAATTTAGTAACAGGAGGCACAAATATATTAAGATAATGGCAAATTACAAGGCAACAGCGTTAAAACAGAATTATTGGTATAAAATAGGTGGTAAAACTGTGACAAAAGCCCAGTATAACGCTTATAAAAACCCAGTTGGTGATGGTCCAACAAAATCTACTAACGATCCTGATGCTAGTGGGCGTAAAGCGGAAATAGCAGATGCTAGATCTAAAAACAAAGCATCGAAACGACCTACAGCACTAACAGAAGCTCAAACTAAACTTAAAGATCAAGGAACTAAATTACCTAAAAAACGCCCACCGTTTAAAAAGAAGGACTTTTCACCTCACATGATGTACAAAAAAGGTAAAAAAGCTGTAAAAGCTAATACATACGAAAAACATTTAGAGTTAAAGAAAGCTGGTTATGGTCATACTCCTCTAAAAAATAAGTATTTAAATAGATTACAAACAGGCTTGACTGTTGCGGGTATGATACCTGGTGTTGGTAATCTTGCTGATGGTCTAAATACAGCTGTTTCCGCTGGTAGAGCTGGTTATGCTAAGTACAAAGGTGACGAAGAAGGATATAAAACACATCGTAACAATGCTGCTATAAATGCTGCAGCTATGGTACCTGGAGCTGGACTTGCTGTTGGTGGAGCTAAGTTAGCTGCTAAAGCTGCAAAAGGAACAAAAGCAGTTAAAGTAGCAAAAACACTTAAGAACGCTACGGACACAACAAAGGTAGCAAATAGAGTTGCTTCAAATACAGGAAAAGTTGTTGTTAAAAAAGCAGTTAAAAAAGCTGCTGTCACTGGTGCTAAGAAAGGTCAAGAAAAACTTGTTAGATCCAGTGCGGAAAAATCTAAAACAAAAAATATTGCAGAAAATCGTCCACCAAAAAGAACAAAACCTGGCTCGGGCGTTTTAAAGCCTAAAGCTAACAAAAATAAAAAACCAGGTTTTAAGACAGGTTTAGAGAATATAACGAGTAAAAAAGTAGCGTAACAAGTAATAATAATAAAAAGAACAAAATTATGGGATTTAAAATGAAGGGTCCGTCAATGTACCCAAACTACAGAGGAAACAAAGCTGGTACTAGTGACAATAGTGCTGCTTATGGACCTAACATGGGTCTAGCTTTAAATAAAGAGTCTAAAAGAAAAGAATCAGATATGAGAGCAACATCATCTCCTTTTCAGAAAAACACAGGCGACAAAACCAAAGAACAATTAATAAAAGAAGGTTTTACTCCACGTGATGCTGATATGATGATTAGAGATGGTGCTACAACTGGTGTTCAAGATAAAAAAGCTAAAGGTAAAAAAGCTGCCGCAACTATTGCTAAGCAAGTTCCTAAAATGAAAAAGAAAGATAAACCTGTTTCACAAGGGGATTTTGAACCAGCTTATCCAGGTGCTGATTATAGCAAAGAACAAATTGCTAAGATGACTGAAAAAGAAAAAGAAATGAAAATCGATGGATATACTCCAAAGAAAAAAACAACTAAAAAGAAATAACTATGTCATACAAACCATTTAAAATGAACATGAAAGAATACGGAAAAGGTAAATCTCCGTTAGACATGAAATATAACTCACCAGCCAAAGGATTATTTGGAAAAATTGGTGGAGCAATAAAAGGTGCTTTAACCGGTAAAGACGGTAAATTTGGATTAGCTGATGCTGGTCGTTTAGCTCTTGGTCCTGCTGGATTAATAGCTGGAGCAGCTAGAGGTATGAAAATGACAGAAAAAGCAAGTGGTAAAGCCCCTTTAAAAAATTATAAAAAAGGATATTACAAAAAATAGGGAAAGACCCTAGACCAAGTCAATATTAACCAAAAATAAAACCAAAATGACTTATTTATACTACAAGACCAGTACACTAACTACTGGCAACCAAAAACCGAGTAAACAAACTATTGAGCAGTGGGAACACTTAGCTACTAAAAGTAACTGGAGAATAACTCAACTGCCTAATGGATTTTACCAAACTGAATGTTTACAACTAAACTCAGAAGATGAGTGGGTAGATGTAACACGAAGAGAAACCGTAGAAGGTGCTGAAGCTGCTATTGACGGTAGCATTGAGCACTTCCAAAAGAAATTGGATGCGGCAAGTGGTCCGAAAGTTGTAAAGACTTTCAACTAGATTAAAGTTAAATTAAATTAAATTAAATACAATATGGAATACAATTTGCCTAGCGAAATTGTCAAAGAATTAAACTTTGGTAGTGACGCAAGAACAAAAATTAAATCAGGAGTAGATAAACTAGCAAAAGCAGTTAAATCTACTCTTGGCGCTTCAGGAAGATGTGTAATATACGAAGACGCACGTGGCAACCCGGTCATCACAAAAGATGGTGTAACCGTAGCTCAAAGCGTAGTCTTAATTGACCCGGTTGAAAATCTAGGTGCTACACTAATTAAAGAAGCTGCAAAAAACACAGTAAGCGAAGCAGGTGATGGTACTACTACAGCTACCGTCCTTGCTGAAGCTCTGTTAAATGAAGTTTATAAGAAGATAGATCAAAACTCTTCTGTAAGAAAAATAAAAGACGATATAAATAAAGCTTTAGTAAAAGTAAATAAATACTTAGATAAGTCTGCTGTCAAGATCGAGGGCGATATGTTGAGATCTGTTAGTTCAATAAGTTGTAATAACGATGAAGAACTAGGAAAGATTATAGCAGAGGCTTATGAAACAGTTGGAGAAAACGGAGTTGTACTTATGGAGTCTTCTGAAACAAATGAAACATACGTTGACGTTGTGGAGGGTATACAATTAGATAATGGCTTAACATCTAATCATTTTATAACAGATCCAGAAAAAAACAAAGTAGAGCTAGATAATCCTTTAGTTTTAATTGTAACTAGTGAAATACCTAATATAAGAAAAATACAAGGTATATTAGAATATGTTATAAAAAACAATAGATCACTATTAATAGTTGCTCATGTTTCACAGCAAGTAAAAACAGCTTTAATAATGAACAAGGTTAAAGGTAATATAAAAGTAAATATTATCGACACTCCTGGTTTCGGTCCAACAAGAAAAGACACAGCTGAGGATTTAGCTGTTTTAACAGGAGCTACAGTTGTAAACGAAGAATTAGGTGATGATTTAGATCTTATAACTACAGAACACCTGGGAGAAGCTCAATTCGCTGTAACAGATGAAAAAAATACAATAATAACAACTATTGACGATGTTCAAGAAAATCTACAAGAACGAATCGACCTCGTTTCAAGACTTATCAATAATGAAGAAAATGGTTTCATTAAAAAGAAGCTGGAGCAAAGATTGTCTATGCTATCCGGTAGTGTTGGCGTCATCAAAGTGGGTGCTGATTCTAAAGTCGAATTAAAAGAAAAACGTGATAGAGTTGAAGATGCTATTTATGCTACTAAAGCAGCTTTAAAAGAAGGTATCGTAGCTGGTGGTGGTGTAGCGTTATTAAATGCATCTCAAAAAATCAAAAGCAAAGGAATAGGTGAAGAGATATTGTTAAAAGCTATTAGATCACCTTTCAACACTATACTAGAAAATGCAGGCATACAATTAATAGAAGACGCTGAAGACCACGAGGGTTATGGTGTTGATGCTATAACTGGCGAAAGAATAAATATGATTGAAGCTGGTATTATAGATCCAGTGCTTGTAACAAAGTCTGCTTTAAAAAATGCTGTTAGTGTAGTAACAACTATAGTTTCTGCTGATTGTGTAATTTCAAATATTAGAGAATAATGAAAGCTATAGGAAATTATATATTAATAGAGACACTTCAAAGTAAACATAAAGAAGTAAATGGTTTATTGCTAACTGAAAAACTTGACGTAGATAACAGGTACGTAAAAGCTAAAATAATATCTTTAGGTAATTTAGTTGAAGCTTTGAAAGAAGGAGACATTATTTATTACGATAAAAACAGAGGAAATGGTATAGATTATAACGAAAAGATTTATCACGTTATAAAAGACATGGATGTTGTTTTAGTTGAATGAGATTATCAGCACAAGATATAAGAGATATGAATCTCTTTAAATATTATAGATTAGTAAGAAAATGGGCTTGTAAAACTTACAACATAACCGACGCTGATCTAGAATTATTGATATACTTAGATTGTAAAGGTAGATTTACCCGACAAGACTTTATAAACGGAGTATATACTATGAGTTGGGATAAGAACAGATGGGAGAAACTTAGAAGGAACGATTGGATAGAAGTTTGGCGACATCGAAACCGAACTACCATAAAATACTCAGTATTTAAAACTTCTTTTAAGTGCTCTCAACTCATTAGTAGAATATACAGGATATTACTAGGAGAAGAAGACTTACCCACTTCAGAAAGAAGTAAATTTTTTAATAATAAATCATATACAGATAAAGTTTATAACAAAGCTATAGATGATATGATAAAAGATAAAGATAGATAATGGCATTTAAACTAGGATCAGAAAAAAGAGGATTTAAAAACTCAAAAACTACACCTATTTTCAGAAAGAAATTAGAAGCTGGTGTTTTGGGTGAAGCCAATAAAGATGGTAGTATATATATTAGTGATAAAGTAAAACCTGGTAGTAAATTAGAAAAAGAAGTTATAACTCATGAAAAAAAGCATGCTGATGATATGGCTTCTGGAAAACTAGACTACACTGATAAACATATAAGATATAATGGTAAAACTTATATGAGAAAAGATGGTAAAATAAAGTATAACGGTAAGTGGCACGAGGAAGGTAGTAAAGCTTTTCCTTGGGAAAAAACCGCTTATAATAAACAAAAATCATAAACATGGCATTTAAAATGAAAGGGTATAGCTACCCAGGCAAATCACCAATGAACAAAAAGGAAGGTAAGAAAGTAGTTGGCGAAAACACTAGTGAAATAAAAAAAGATAAAAAAGGTAAAGATTATGCTTTAATTATGGAAGACAGCAAGAATTTTACCGCTGGTGATACTATAAGACCTGGTAACGCGCCTAGAGTTGATAATTACATAATGGGTGGTGATTATAAAACTGAGAAAAAAGGTAAGAAAAATTATAAAATAACAGGAGATGCTAAGTAAAATATTTTCAGGAGGTGCAGCTGAACTTATAAAAGGTGTTGGAGGTGTTATAGATAATCTACATACTTCAGCTGAAGAAAAGTTAGCTGCTGAACAAAAAATAAAAGACCTAGTAATGGGTTATGAGGCAGAAATGCAAAAACAAGTAACTGAGCGATGGAAGATGGACATGCAGTCTGACTCATGGCTCAGTAAAAATATAAGGCCATTGGTTTTAGTATTTTTAGTTGTAGCTACAGTATTATTGATATTTATTGATGCTGGAACTATAAGTTTTAAAGTTCAAGACAAATGGACAGATTTATTACAGTTAGTTTTAATAACAGTAATTGGTGCATATTTTGGTGGAAGAAGTTTAGAGAAAGTAAAAAAGTAAATTTATGGCTAGAATCAGTACATACGCGATCGATACCCTCGATCCATTAGATAAATTACACGGTACTGATCAAGACGGTGTGACAAGGAATTTTCACATGGGGCCTGCTGGTGGAGGTGGAGGTGGTGGTAGTGGTGGAACCACTATTATAAACTATATAACAGAATGTGACCCAAGTGCGTTAGGCTGGCAATATCACAACTTAAATTATAATGGCAACTCAACACCACAAGCTGGATCTATAATAGGAAACAATAGTAATGTGTCTACTGCTTTTAGCGGTTTAAACGTTTTAAAAGTTAGTAAGTTTCCTTACGCTACAGCTATAGCAAACGCTGTAAATATGACAGCACAAGACATATTAGCTGAGTATGTAGGACAAAGAGTAAAGTTCCATGATGTTAGCAATCCTAACTATTATGGAATTTTTGATGTTAATGGTATGACTATTAATGGTACTCATAGTGATTTTTATGATTTAGCAGTTACACACGTATCTAGTAATAGTAATTGGCATTCTAACCCAAGCGGTGCTAATCCAGCTGTTCCAGCTGTGTATGTATTAGAAATATGGGTTGGACCAGATTCAGGTGATAAACACTTTACACATACTCAAACTAATGCAACTTCTACTTGGACTGTTACTCATAACTTAGGAAAATACCCAGCTGTACAATGTGTAGTTGGTAATACCATATTTATACCAGATGTAGAACATATAAGCACCAACCAACTAAAAATATATTTGTCGGCTGACGGGAGTGGCAAGGCATTTTGTAACTAATAATAAATAACAAATAACATAAAACATGAAATTTTTAAATCACTTAGATCTTGTAGAAAATGAAGCAAGACGACTAAAACTTTACAGAGTTGCCGCTAGTAACTACACACCGGGTATAAACACGTCGGGTAATGTAATTCTTGACACGGCAGCTAACATACCTAAATGGTGGGATCAAACTGGTAACAGTGGTTCTGGTATATGGAGAGACTTCTCGTATGGTACATCTGGAGGTGTATTATATGATATGCTTGTTGTACAAAACAGTGGTAGTAATAACAACCCTATACTTAGATTAGATCCTTCTAGTGGTTCTAATGACGATATTACTATAACAGGTGGCACTAACGTTACAGTAACAAGAAATAGTGGTACACAGATGACAATTGCTGCTACCAACACAACATATAGTGAAATGACATCTACAGTGCTTGGACTTGGTAAGCATGCTTATGATACTGTATTTACAGGAACTCTAGCTACTATATATGGTGGTGGTGATGGTTTTACAACAGGTAAAGTATACGGTGTTATTGGAAACTCTTCTGGTCAGTTATGCGTACACGTTCCTTGGACAGACACTAACATAAACACAACTTATACCGCTGGTACTGGTTTAACATTAAACACAACAACATTTGACGCTAACACGTGGGGCGTTAATAGTGCTGCAAGTGCTTCAGCAGATACAACCGACACTAGTGCAAAATGGTATGGTGTAATGACAGACTCAAACGATAAGTTAGTCGTAAGAGTTCCTTGGACTGATACTCAAATTGCAAATACAAACACACAAAACACTTATGATATAAGTATTCCAGCTTCTACAACAAAACTTAGATTAAGTGGTACTATTTCAGGAGCATCTAATACTACTGACGATATTGAGTTTGTAGGTTCTGGTGCTACAACAGTTACTAGAACGAATGCTGACAAGTTTACTATTAGTTCAACTAACACTCAGTATAGTGCTCTTACGAACACGGTTCTTGGTCTTGCTAAAACTAGATGGTCAAACATCTTTAGTGGAACACCTGTTAGTCTTGGTGACGCATTTACAACAAATAGAGTTTACGGTGTTATAAAAGATAGTAGCAATAGACTTGTTGTTGAAGTTCCTTGGACAGATACGTCTGGAGATACAAATACCGATGCAAATTATGCTTTAAGTGTAGGTGCTGTATCATCAAATGAATCTACATTATCACTAGTTGGTTCTTCTGGTGGTTCTACAACAACTGCTAAATTCTCAGGTACTACTAATGAAATAGAAATCACAACTCCAGCAACTGGTAACGGTGGTGATATTACTATTGGTTTACCAGACGATGTTACAATTGGTAATGATTTATCTGTTACTAATGATCTTACTGTTACTGGTGATTTAACTGTTAATGGTACAACAACAACTCTAGATACAACAAACACTGCTATTAAAGATAATATAATTATACTGAACAGTGGTCAAACAAGTACTTTTACTGGTACATCTGGTATTGAGATTGAAAGAGGTGGTACACTTCCACATTCTCAAGTGCTATGGAATGACTCTACTAACAAGTGGACTTGTAGTATCGGTGATACGTCGTTGCAGATGGCTAATATAATACAAAATGTATTTACAACTGTTACAAGTGACTCTGGTACGGCCACAGCGAACGCTATAACAACTGCTTTATCTGTAACTGGTGCAAATGGTATAGCAACTACAGCTTCAAATCAAGCACTTACAATAGATGGTTCACAAATTGCCACTGCATTTTCAAAAGTTGGGACTATTGGTGCTACTGGATTAAACGCTTCTACAAATAAAATTGCAACTATAACGCATAGTTTAGGTACAAAAGATGTTGTAGTTAGACTTTATGAAATAGAAGGTGAAGGTAGTAATTACACAGAAATTTATGCTGATGTTACTGCAACAAGCACTTCAGCGGTTACAGTTCAATTCTCAGCAAACTTAACCACTGATGTTAGATTTGTAATAATGGCTGCTAAAGCTGCTAGTTCTGTAACTCCAACATATTCATAAACAATAATAAATAAAATTTAATAAATGAAGTTTTTAAACGATGTAAACATAACTGGTAACGGCGCTGATTTATCATGCGCTGCTACCGTTACGTTTTCTAATCTTAGTACAACCACTGGTACCTATGCTGTTATGGCAAATAATAGTACTGGAGTTCTTGCTAAAAGACAATTAGGAAACAACGCGTTTAATAGCACAACTATTCCAACAAATAACAACCAGTTAACTAATGGTGCTAATTATATAACAAGCGATACTAGATGGAGTGGTAGCTCTAGTGGGTTAACAGCTTCTACAGGTAGAACATCTTTAGGAGCAACAACAATAGGTGGTAATCTATTTACATTAAGCAATCCTGGTGCTATTAGATTTCCAAGATTTAATGCTAACAATACTGTATCATCTTTGTCAGCTTCAGATTTTAGAACTGCTATTGGCGCTACTGATACTAACACACAGTTGAGTAATGATGGTGTAATTGCTGCTATTGTTGCTAGCACTGATATTAGCACTTCCAATAAATCTACAATAAGAACTAATATTGGCATTGAACCTCCAGAGGCTTATAGTGCAGCCCAAGTATTAGATTGGACCGTTTCACAAACACAAAATATACACGCTAATAATTACACAAACACTACGTATAGTGTTGGTGACGGTGGTTTAACACAAAACAATTTCACAAATACATTAAAGTCAAAATTAGACGGTATTGATAATGGCGCTAACGCTTATACTTTACCAGCGGCTTCAACTAGTGCTATTGGTGGTGTTATAATAAAAAGCACTACAACAAACACTGTTACACCGGCTGCTTTAACAAATACTGCAAATAGAACTTATGCTGTTCAATTGGCTGCTACCGGTAGCGCTTTAGTTGTTAACGTGCCTTGGTCAGGTCCTACAACCGACACTGCTTCAGAAGGTGGAAATGGATTAATGAGTTCCTCGGACAAAATAAAACTAGATGAAATAGCTGAAGGTGCTACTGCGAATATTGGTGATGTAACTACTAATACTGCACAAACTATTAGTGGCGCAAAAACACTTAGTGGTTTAACAACTATAAGTAACACAACAGATTCTTCCAGCGCTACAGGTGGTAATGGTGCTTTAAGAACAACTGGTGGGGCAAGTATTGCTAAGAAATTATATGTAGGTAGCACAATAACTGGTTCTGCAGATGTAGTAGCTTATTCTGATGAAAAACTAAAAGAAAATGTTAAAACATTAAATGGTAAGAAAGTGTTAGATATGCGAGGGGTTAGTTTCGATCGTGTAGACACAGGAAAAGCTAGTTCTGGTGTTATAGCTCAAGAAATAGAAAAAGTTGCTCCAGAGTTAGTTATAGACGATGGTAACTATAAAGGAGTTGCTTATGGTAACTTGGTTGGTTATTTAATTGAAGCTATTAAAGATCAACAAAAACAAATTAACGAATTAAAATATATTCTTCATGGCCGTCCCGAGTAGTGGTAAAATAAGTTTAGCGGGGTTAAAAGCTGAAATTGCCGAAGAATACGATGCTACACATGAAGCTAACACGAGTTTAAAATCAATAGCTACAGAAACAACGTTTAATTCTAATAGTAGTAGTGTTCCTAATGCAACAGCCCCACACGCTATGTCAGAGTGGTATAGTTATGATCACGATGCTGCCGCTTCTTTTGCTGATAACTATGCTGTGGCAAAATCTATAACTACAGGTTCCGCACAATCTATTCGTATTGCAGATGGAAATGGTTTTATGAACTATACAGAAGACGATGCCTTTAGTATATCGTTTTGGGTAAAACCTATGTGGAGCTCATCTTTAAATACTAATATACATTTGTTTTCTTCTAATGAAACAGGTAGTTCTAATGCTAGTAGTAATATGATACGTTGTTTTTACCATGAAGCTAATAACAGATTGTACTGGGAATATAGGGGTAGTAGTAGCAGCACAAAGAAACAAAACTTTTGGTTATTTCATTCTAATGGTGGAAATCACGCTGCAGCTTATGCCGCGGCTAATTTAGGTAGCACATATTGGAGCGCTACTAATAGGGGAAACACTGGTGATGATGATTTTATTATGATAACTTTTACAAAAGGATCAGCTGATAGTTTTGCAAATACAAACATAAATTGTTATTGGAATGCAACAAGCTTAGGTAATGGGCATTATCCTAATGGTCTACACCAAGGAACAATAAACATGTCAAGTAGTACAGACAGACAAATAGCAATGGGAAGTAACACTTGGAATACTTATTCAAAATCTGGTAATAGCGCAGAAACTCAGTTTAATGATTTAACAGTTTGGAATAAGAAACTAAGCGCAAGTGAGGTAAGTGAGTTATACAACTCTGGAGCAAGAATGAACGCTTTAACACACTCTGCAGCATCTGACTTAGAAGGTTATTATAAGTTTGAGAATGATGGTACAGATAGTAGTGGTAATAACCACCCTAGTTTTGTAGTAAATGGCAATAGTAACTTTGAATCAATATAATGAAGTATTATATAGTAACAAGCGAGGTGTTTAACACTTTAAACAAAGAAAATATACAATTTATGCTTAGAAGCATAGATAAGAGTAAAAACATAGTGGTTACAAGTGATACTATAAGTAGTACACTAAATAGTTTTACAACAGTCTCAAACTTATCAACTTACACGTTTGACAATAGCTCTGATTGGGTTGGTGATGGAACTGGTGTAACCGAAGACGATATTGAAACAATTGAATACGTTTCAAGTATAGATAATTAAAATTAAATTAACTTAAATTAAAAAAAATGGCAAAAAGAAAAACACCTAAGTCTAAAAAAATTGTAGACTTAAAACCAAAATTAGAAAAGATCGAAGAAACTGAATTAAAACAAGTGCAAGATCTAGTAAGACAAAATAACGAACTAACCTTAGAGATTGGTAGAATAGAAGCTCAAAAACATCAGTTTCTTCATAGATTATCTGGTTCTAACGAAGCTATACAAACGTTACAAAGAAAACTAGAGGAGAAATATGGAAACGCTGATATTGATTTACGAGATGGTAAGCTAACATACAGAGAAGATGGAGAAGTTAATTCGTAAAATCAGTATAGGTAAAGATTATAAAAATGACGCCATGCACTATGCCGTTGGGCAAGAAGTGTATGGTGGTCATACAATTTGCGATATTATAGAGGAAGACGATAAGTATTCTGTTTATATTAAAAAAGGTAAAGAAGTTTTACCTTGGAAAGACTTTAATAAAAACATGGCTGTATCTGTAGAATACAACTTAGAGTACAATTAAATGAAAGGGGTTTACAGTTTTGTTGTAAAGCCAAAAGGAGAAAGATACAATAACAAGAAAAAGATTGGTGATAAAGAGCTCATATTAAACACTGAGATACATAACCATGAGTTTGTAAACAGACAAGGTATTGTAACAGCCGTTCCTATTGCTTTAAAAACAAATATTAAAATTGGAGACACGGTTATATTACATCATAATGTTTTTAGAAGGTGGCATAATCAATACGCTGAGGAAAAAAACAGTACAAGTTTTTTTAATGAAGATACTTATATAGTTTATCCAGACCAAATATTTGCTTACAATAATGGTGAAGGATGGAAACCTTTAAAAGGATTTTGTTTTATACAACCATTAAAAGAAACAAATCCTTTATACACTAACAAAGAAAAATTATTGGGTATTGTTAAATACTCAGATGGTACAGTGGAAAATGGAGATTTAGTTCGTTTTAAACCACTAGGACAATACGAGTTTGTCATAGATAATGAAAGACTATATAGAGTAAAATCAAATCACATTACAATTAAATATGAATATCAAGGAAACGAAGAAACTTATAATCCAAGCTGGGCACAGGGCAGTTGAAGAGCTTATCAATGTAGCTAGAGAAAAGATTATTACTAACACAGAAGATGATGTTTCAGCTGATAGATTAAAAAATGCCGCAGCTACTAAAAAACTAGCTATATTTGACGCATTTGAAATACTTAACAGAATACAAGAAGAGGAAAACTTGCTTGAGGGAAAAACACCTGAAAAGACAGAGAAAAAAGCTTTTAAAGGATTCGCAGAAAGTAGATCTAGGTAATGTACGAGCAAAGTTTAGTTAAGGTTGTAGAGCCTATTAAAAAAACAACAATAACACGATTAAACCGTGGTAAAAAGTGGGAATATGGATATAATAAAGAACACGATATTATCGTTATATCAAAAGATGGTACAATCGGTGAAATACTTGAGATTCAAAACTTGCGAATTGCACTGCCACAAGTGCCAAAGCAAGTGTACAAAAATGAACTAAACAAATGGGTTAGACAGGATTATCCTAAAGAACTATCTAAGTTAAAAAACATATTTGATTGGAGAAATTATCCTGAAGAGCGAAAAGATCAATGGTATGATTACATAGATCAAGAATTTAAAAGAAGAGAAGAAGGGTTTTGGTTTACGAATAATAATAAACCAACTTACTTACCAGGAACACATTACATGTATCTACAATGGAGTAAGATCGACGTGGGTGCACCAGATTTTAGAGAGGCAAACAGATTATTCTTTATATTTTGGGAAGCTTGCAAAGCAGATAAAAGATGTTATGGTATGTGTTACCTTAAAAATAGACGATCTGGTTTTTCTTTTATGTCATCAGCTGAAACTGTTAACCTAGCAACAATGAAGAGTGATAGTAGGTATGGTATACTATCTAAAAGTGGTGCTGATGCAAAGAAAATGTTTACAGATAAGGTAGTACCGATTAGTATTAATTATCCTTTCTTTTTTAAACCGATTCAAGATGGTATGGATCGACCTAAAACAGAATTAGCATACAGAGTACCTGCGAGTAAGTTTACAAGAAAGAAAATTACAGCTAATGAAAAGCTTGAGGATTTAGAAGGATTAGATACAACGATAGACTGGAAAAACACTGGTGATAATAGTTATGATGGTGAAAAACTAGCTTTACTAGTACATGATGAAAGTGGTAAA